TCACCGTTCATCCTCCTCTCGTATGGTCTCAAACAGGTCTTCCACCTTGCAGTCCAGTGCCTCAGCGATTTTCAGCAGCACATCCATGCGTACATGCTCGTTTTTCCCGAGTTTGGCTACCGAATTACTACTGATATCTGCGGCATCTCTTAACTGGACTTTGTTCATGTTCTTATCGATTAAAAGTTTCCACAGCTTGTTGTATATGATTTTCATCGATTTGCCTTTCTGCTCCATTTGTCTCCGAAGAGAGCCTGCTCATTGTTCTCAAGTTTGATGACCGTCTGTTTTGCAATGATGCTTTGTGCTTCTTCGGAGCAGTTCAACGTCTTATCGATAGCTATAAAGATTTGTTTCTCTTTTTCTTTGTTATAGATTTCAATCATCCGGCTCATGTCAGGACGTGGCATAGGATCAAAGAGGATGGAGTCATGCGCAATCGCCGGCAGCACTGTCGTATCTAAAACGGCGAGGTCATAGATCATCATCCCGCGATAATTTGTACTTGTGCCACTGTCCTTTGGCGTCTCAAAGTCATAGCTGTCAAACTTTGAGATTGTCAGATGTGGAGCATTGTACTGATCATCTGTTATGTAGTCATTGATTTCTTCCATCTTCCGGTTAATTGTGGCTTCAATTTCTTTAAGGACGAATTTCATTTGTTCTTGGTAGCGGTTATTTGCCTGTTTCTTCTCTTCTTGGAGTTTGTTCCGCTGATCAAAGGCATTATTTTCGTCCTGCAGTTTATTGATTCTTTGTTCCAATACACTGTAGGCTGTCAGGAATTCCTGAGTAAAAGTCATGGATGGCCGAATTTCAGACATTGCATTTCGAATGCTTTCTTCCTGTTCCTGCAAAGAGGCAAGTTCGACCGTAATCTTTTGTTTTGCACTTTCCAATTCCTCTTGAAGAATGCCTTGGATCTTGCTATGGAAAGACTCGATATCCATGAGCTTATTAAAATTTGCTTCCGGGAAGAACTCGGCAAGACTTTTCAGATCCGCTTCTGTCGGATAAATACCGCGCTGTAGATTTAGTTCAAGCAAATGCAGATCGTCTTGTTTGCCTTTGACGACGCGCCGGATATCGGTATATGCACGTTCTATTTCGTTGGCACGATTTGCTTCTTCCACTTCCGCCTCGTTGATGGGACGACTCCCTGAATTACAAAGCTCATCTCTTTTTTCTTCCAGTTCACGAATGGCTACGATGTTTTCTTGATACTTTCCCATTCCGTCTACGGCAGAGGGTATGAACTCATATTTTCTGGCTGCTTTGAATGCATCAATCTTATCTTCCACCAGATGAAGCTGTTCTTCAAAAGCCAGAATGGAAGAATACATGTTGTAGAGTGCCACCAAAACATGGATGGCATCTTTTTGTGATTCATTTCCACCGCGCATTTGAAGCGGTCTGAACTCATTGAGGTTGTTCTTGCCATAGATCCTAAAAAAGCGACTTACCGTATTTCTGAAGGAAAGACCGGGTAAATCCATGTCATATTTTTTCGCAAGCCAGTCCGTGAATTCTTTGATTTCCATCGAATCAATGGGGTCGTTATTCTCATCTACCTTGAAAACTCGCTTTGCGTCTGCTGTATTTCTGGCAAAGCGATAATCTTTACCGGCAAATGAAAAGACAAAGTAAATCGTGTGGTTGCCCAGCTCTCTCACCGGCTCGCTTTTAAGATAGGTATTCCCGCCAAAAACAAAGTCAATAATAAGGAGCATGGTGGATTTGCCGATGGATGCGGCTTTTCCGGGAATGCTTCCAAGCACCACGTTCAGTCCTTTATGAAAGATAACAGGTGGTCTTTGTCTTTTATTTTCTTTGAACAGTTCGCAGCTTATTTCTCGGAGCACAGAAAGATCCTCCCTTCGTCATCAAGCTCTACCTTTTGCATGGCATAAAGGCAGTCGAGAGCTTCGATGAGACGCACAGTGTCCTGATGCTTATGCGAAAGCTTTTGATAGATTTCGCGAGGAGATTTCGGATGATCCAGCATCCTCAAAATCTCAGGCATGAGTGGCAATGCACTCTCTTCGTATGAAAATAATTTATTTGGTAAGAGCATCGAATACCTCACAAGACTGTATAAAATACGAAATCACGATGTAGCAATAGCGAACATCCTGTTTCGTAATGCTTTGCAGGCGTTCTGCCAACAACTGATAAATCAGCTCCGCCGGCAGATTCTTTTTCGCGAGCTTTTGGTAGGACACTTTGATTTGTGCCCTAAGTAGCTCGTCGCTGAAGACTTCCTGCTTGACCAGTTGTTTCATGTTCTTTTCTATGAAAAGGTAGTAACGCGTGACATTTCGCATTACCTCATCTAAAAGAAAATAATCCGCATCCTGATCTATCTTTTTTGTCACCGTAATGGCGTTATAGTTTAAATCCGCAAAATCGGAGACTTTGGCTCGACTAAGGTTTTCCAATACACGCCTGATGCCTTTTTCTATGTCCGTTCCGCGAAGCGTGGTGCGGGCATTATTTGTCTGGACCTGCAGCTGTTTTATCTTTTGCAACTCTTTTTCGTCGGCTTGAGTATGTTTTAGACTGTAAGACTGAAAGCAGTCATGGCAAAGCGGAATCAGGTTTTCATAGCAGTTTTTATTGCCGGAAATATGAGCAACGCAGTAGTCATCTTTGCTTTGATGATCATCCGCCACTGTTTGAAGATGTTTGGAACAACCAGGCTTTGAGCAAGTGTGCTTGCAGTCTTCCAAGAGCGTGGCACCGTATTTTTTCTTTGCCCGCTCGGATGTCATATTAGCCTTTGCCATCTTGCGGTCATTTTCAAGCTCAGGATTAACGATAAATTCCAAAGACTCCTTGATGAGGTCAAAGATCACCTCTGCCACGTTAGCCCTTGTGACTTTTTTGTCAGTGAATGGCTGGACGTCCTCGGCTAAAGCATTGAGTAAGGACTCGTCCTCATCATATTCGTTGATATACGCCAAAGAGTTTACAAAATTATCTTTTGTCATCCTACCGAGCATGGCTTTGGCAAGTTTCTTTGAAATACCACGCTTATAAAACTTATATAGGGATGCATCTTTATACCGTGAGTCTGAAGATGGATCCTTTTTTGTGCTCCATTCTTCCTCTGGTATATCGCAAAACCTTTGAATTAAATCTCTCATAAAGTCCGGAACCTCAGCATCTTTCATGAGGTGCGGATGAATGGCATGCAAAAGTTCTGTGAACAGCATCTTCATCACCCCTCTTTCCGATTTTGTCCAAACTGTCCAACGTTGTCCAAGAGTGTCCAAATACGAGATGAACCATTTCGTATATTGAGTATGACCACTGAGAGACAAGCAAATTATACCAAAAATCTTCATATTAAACAACAGAATATTGGCATTTGCAAATCTCAATTTGGCAAATCTTGGATGCTTCCTTCTTGGAACATCCGAGTCCTGATGGGTGGCTGCATCGTCTGATCAACGGTGGCGCACGGTTCTCATCCGGCAAGTAAATATTTCTGACTTCGTTATGCGCAAGCGCAGTCACAACCCCGAGCGGAGATTTCCGCGGGGCTTGTGGTCTGTTTACTGCGCCCATTTTGCCTTGCCCTTCTCCGTCTCGGATTCGAGATGAAGGAGGTCTGTAAATGGCAGCTCAAAATGTATCAAAGATTTATATTCGCGGTCTCGGTCTGGTCGAGACAAGCCCTGAATACAAGAAAGACTACGAAAACGAATGCGCCCGTACCCGCATGAAGATGCAGTATCACGGCGAATGCCACGTCACCAAGGCAAACATCAACCGCTGCGATGGCATATGCGTCGGCTGTCCATTTCGTTCTGCCGGGAAGTTTGTCTCCATCCATGACACCGTACAAACAGACAGCGCGCTTACCTACGCCGATGTGCTTCCTGCATCGGAAGCGTATTCACCGGAAGGCGTCCTTGCGCGTAAAACTTTGCGCGAAGAACTCAGCCGTATTTTCGCAGGTCTCACGGACGAGGAGCGCCAAATCATCCGTCTTGTTGTCGCCGGTCAATCCGAGCGCGACATGGCAGAAATCCTCGGCATCAAACGTACCACACTGAACTACCGAAAACGTCAGCTTTTTGCTCGGCTGAAAAGCCGGCATCCGGAGCTTCGTGACCTTCTTTTGGATCTCATCTCTTATTCCTAAACCTTAAACCTTCGTCCAACGTCCCTCCCTTTCTTCAGGGAGGGATAGAGGGGCAAAACGGCAGGCCCCGAAGGAAAGGAGGTAGCCATGAGACCACAAAGCAATGTGCCGGGTGTGACAAGAGAAGAACTCATCGAAGTGCTCTCTGCCATATCAATTATCACCAAAGACCTGACAAGAAAACTGATTCAGACAAAGAAAGGAGGCAATCCTTATGGGACAAATGAAAAAGATGAAAGCTGTTATAGACGACCTACATTCCTGTAGCGAACAACTAAGCGATATCGCTGCCGAGCTGGAAGCGATGTTCAGCACGGCACCGGAAGAAGTGACGGTTCCTGCAAAAACGCCAAAGCCGGAGCTGAAGCTTGAAGACGTGCGGGCCGTCTTAGCGGACATCTCCCGTGCGGGTCACACCGCAGAAGTGCGCGCCCTGATCGAAAAGTACGGCGCGGACAGACTCTCTAAAGTTGATCCGAAAAATTACGAAGCACTGCTTCGTGATGCGGAGGTGCTACATGAAGGCTAAACATGCGCTGCTTTCCGCATCAAGTGCCTATCGCTGGCTTGCCTGTCCGCCCTCGGCTCTGCTTTCGGCAAAGTATGAGGACACGTCAAGCTCTTATGCACAAGAAGGCACCGCGGCGCACGCTCTTGCCCAGTACAAGGTGCTGAAAGCGTTAGGCAGGAAAGCCGATGATCCGACGGAGAATCTTGATTATTTTAACGAGGAAATGGATGAAGCGACCGATGCCTATGCCGGCTACGTGCTGGAGCAAGTCGCCGAAGCTAAAAAGGCAACGATTGATCCAATCGTTCTGGTGGAACAGCGTGTGGACTTTTCCACCTATGTACCGGATGGTTTTGGTACTGCCGATGCCCTCATCATCGCCGACGGCAAGCTTTCCATCACAGATCTCAAATATGGACAGGGCGTGCTCGTTGAAGCCGATCATAATCCGCAGCTCATGTGCTATGCCCTCGGGGCCTATGAGATGTTTTCTGCGCTCTATGACATTGAGACCGTATCGATGACGATCTTTCAGCCACGGCGTGACAGCGTATCCGTCTTTGAGATGAAAGCATCGGATCTGCTGGACTGGGCAGAGAACACACTCAAACCAAAGGCGGAACTTGCCGCCGAAGGTAAAGGCGACTTTACAGCCGGCGAACATTGCCGCTTCTGCAAGGCAAAGGCCGACTGCCGAGCCAGAGCGGAAGCCAATCTCGCGCTGGCAAGATATGACTTTGCCCTTCCGCCTACCTTAACCGATGCGGACATCGAAGCGATTTTGCCTCTTCTTGATGAACTTACAAGCTGGGCGGAAGACATCAAGGCCTATGCCCTGACACGTGCAGTGGCAGGAAAAGAGTGGTACGGATATAAGCTCGTCGCAGGAAGAAGCAACCGTAAATACGTAAACGAAGATGCCGTCGCAAAGAAGGTATCCGATGCAGGCTTTAATCCTTATGAGGAAAAGCTCCTCGGCATCACCGCTATGACCAAGCTCTTAGGCAAAAACCGCTTTGAGGAGCTGCTTGAAGGCTTAATTGAAAAGCCGCAAGGAAAACCAACCCTCGTGCCGGAGTCCGATAAACGTCCGGCCATGAATTCAGCAAAAGAAGATTTTAAGGAGGAAAATTAAATGTCAAAATTTACAAACCCGATGAAGGTTATCACAGGAAAAGACACTCGCTGGAGTTATGCCAACGTGTGGCAGCCAAAATCCATCAACGGCGGCACACCGAAGTACAGCGTTTCGCTCATTATCCCCAAGTCCGATACCGTCACTTTAGGGAAAATCAAAGCTGCCATCGAAGCCGCCTACAAGGAAGGTGAAGCCAAACTCAAAGGAAACGGCCGCTCGGTACCCGCACTTGCGGCAATCAAAACGCCGCTTCGTGATGGAGATGCTGAACGTCCGGACGATGAGGCGTATGCAAACAGTTATTTTGTAAATGCCAACTCCACCACCAAGCCGGGCATCGTCGATGCCGACCGAAATGAAATCATCGACAGCTCCGAAGTTTACTCAGGCGTTTACGGCCGCGCGTCCATCAATTTTTATGCGTTCAACTCCAACGGAAATCGCGGCATCGCCTGTGGTCTCAACAACCTGCAGAAAATCCGTGACGGCGAGCCGCTCGGCGGTCATGCTTCTGCCGCAGAAGACTTTGCAACCGATGATGACGATGACTTCTTGAGCTAAGAGGTGTGCCATGACAAATCTACTTGATTTCATGTGCCAGCTCATCTTATCGATGGCTGTCGGATTCACCTTCGGTGCCGCCTTTGCCAACGTGCTCATTGCAAGGCTTGAAAAGCGCGAGAAGAAAAAGAACGACACTACAACCCGTTAAAAGCAAATGATGCGGAGAGGCAGACTGGAGATGCAGTCTGCCTTTCTGCCTATTTAGGAGGTGAAATTTTGAAAACACTTAGCATTGACATAGAGTCATTTTCGTCCGTTGAACTGGCCAAAGCAGGCGTATATAAATACGCCGAAGCGCCTGATTTTAACATTCTGCTCTTCGGCTGCTCGATCGATGGCGGTGAAGTTCAGGTCATCGACCTTGCACAAGGCGAACAAATCCCCAACGTCATTCTGGATGCATTGACAGACGACACCGTTATTAAATGGGCATATAACGCGAATTTTGAGAGAGTTTGTTTATCTCGCTATCTATCGGATATCGGCATAAGCCTTGATCCCTTTCATGACCATCATCCGCTTTCAACAGAGATGGCAAGATTTCTTAATCCCGCCTCTTGGCGCTGTTCGATGGTCTGGGCAGCAACTTTGGGTCTTCCACTATCACTGGAAGGTGTCGGTACAGTACTCGGCCTTCAAAATCAAAAGATGAAAGAAGGCAAAGACCTCATCCGCTATTTCTGCATGCCGGACAGGCAAACCGGAAAACGACATCTTCCCTCTGATGCACCGAATAAGTGGAAAACCTTCAAGGCCTACAACAAGCGCGATGTCGAGGTGGAACTTTCCATCAAAGAGAGGCTCAAAAATTACCCTTTGCCGGATTTTCTCTGGAACGAATACGCCATTGACCAGGAGATTAACGACTGCGGCGTGAAAGTCGACCTTGCTTTGGCCAGCGCAGCCGTTGAGATGGACAGGCGCTCAAAGGATGAGCTCATCACCAAAATGAAGAACATCACGAATCTGGAAAACCCTAATTCGGTCGTTCAGATGAAAGACTGGCTTGCCCAAAACGGTATGCCCACGGAGTCGCTCGGCAAAAAGCAAGTCGCAGAACTGATTCAAACCGCACCGCCTAAGCTGCGGGATGCTCTTGTGCTTCGCAGTCAGCTTGCCAAATCCTCTGTTAAGAAATATCAGACGATGCAAAATGCTGCCTGTAAAGATGACAGAGTTCGTGGCATGTTTCAGTTTTACGGGGCCAACCGCACAGGTCGCTGGGCAGGAAGACTCGTGCAAATGCAAAATCTCCCCAGAAACCACCTGCCCGACTTGGATGCGGCGCGTACTTTGGTAAAGTCCGGCGACTTTGAAGCCGTGAAACTCCTCTATGACGATGTGCCGGATACCTTATCCCAGCTGGTGCGCACCGCCTTTATCCCAAGGACAAATCATAAGTTCATCGTTTCTGACTATTCCGCCATTGAAGCGAGAGTCATAGCATGGTATGCCGGGCAAACCGACACGCTTGATGCTTTCCGCGAAGGCAAAGACCTCTACTGTGAGACGGCATCCCGCATGTTCGGAGTACCCGTCGTTAAACACGGTATGAATGGAGAACTCCGCCAAAAAGGGAAAATAGCAACACTGGCCTGTGGCTATGGCGGCTCGGTCGGAGCCTTAAAAGCGATGGGCGCGCTTGAGATGGGACTTTCCGAAGAAGAATTAAAACCCATCGTTGATGCTTGGCGATCTGCCAATCCGAAGATCGTCAAATTCTGGTGGGACGTGGATCGTGCCATCCTTGAAGCTGTCCGCCATAAGAAAGTCACCAAGACACACGGTCTCACCTTTCGCTGCCGTTCCGGCATGCTCTTCATCATGCTGCCCTCCGGAAGAGCCTTAGCTTACGTAAAACCAAAGCTCGGTGAGAACCGCTTCGGATCTCCCTGCGTCACCTATGAGGGTGTCATCACCGGAAAGAAATGGGATCGCATTGACTCCTACGGTCCAAAGTTCGTGGAAAACATCGTGCAGGCAACCGCTCGTGACGTCTTGGCTTATGCCATGCAGACACTTCATAACTGCTCGATTGTTATGCATATCCATGATGAGGTCGTGATTGAAGCCGATCCTCGTATGTCCCTTGATGCAGTCTGTGAACAGATGAGCCGCACGCTGCCGTGGGCTGAAGGCTTGCCGCTCAAAGCCGACGGCTATGAGTGCAAGTTTTACAAGAAAGATTAAAAAGTCTCGGCTACCAAAACGGTAGTCGAGATTGTTTTAAGGGGGTGAACGTTTCGTTCACTCTATGAGAGCGATGCTGCTCAATAACACTTTGTTATTGAGTTTTCAAGGGTGTCACTTTTCGCTACCCCCTTTTGCGGTTTTAGCAATCTGAGCAGTGGCATGTTTTTTATTTTCTCTAAATAGTTCGTCCAAACCATCTCCGTTTCTTCAGGAAGTGATGAGGGCAGCAATGGTGCTCCCTCCATCTGTAGAAACGGAGGTTTTTAATGCAAGAACTAATTCCAAAAGACGAATACGGAGTATTCGCAGACAACCATGACACAGCTCGTGTCGATTCAAGAGCAATTGCGCAATTTTTCGAGAAAGAACACTTCCATATCCTGCGCGACATTCAAAAACTCACTGAATCCAAATCTGGATTGAGTGAACAATTTGTTAAGCTCAATTTTGAGCTCAGTAGTTACAAGGACAATACCGGACGAAAACTGCCCTGTTACTACTTAACTCGTGATGGTTTCACCATGTTGGCAATGGGATACACCGGCAAAAAGGCAATGCGGTTCAAAGAACTCTATATCAAGCGTTTCAACGAAATGGAAACCTTCATCAAAACGCTGGTATCGGCAAGACAGGAGTTCCCACTGCTGACGGAAAACATCCGGCTTCTCCATGACAACCCGAAACCATATCACTACTCGAACGAATGCAATATGCTTAACCGCATCGTGCTTGGCATGGATGCCAAGCATTACCGAGAAGTACACGGCATCGATAAAGGAACATCCATACGTCCGTATCTTTCGCAAGATGAAATCTCCATGCTCAACATTTTGCAAAAAGTCGATGTCGGACTGCTTGTTGCCGTCCCTGATTTTCAGCAACGAAAACGCTACCTCGAATGGTATGCCATGAAACTACAAATCAAGGAGGTGCGCTGATGGAAAACCTATATCAAAACGCAGAAGGATACGCGGATCCGACCGCCTATGAAGCAATCTTTAAGACGCATCGCTATCCCTATATGCCGCTTATCTATATCGCCTCTCCTTATGCTGGAGATGTTGAGAAAAACACCGAAGCCGCCAAGCGCTATGCCCGCTTTGCCGTTGATCAAGGCTTTATCCCAATCGTGCCCCATCTCATGTATCCGCAGTTCATGGATGAGAAAAGCGAACGTGAGCTGGCTCTTTTCTTCGGACAAATCCTGATCGACAAATGCACCGAGCTTTGGGCATTTGGAAAACCCTCTCTCGGTATGACCAAAGAGATCGGATATGCCAAATACCACAGGCGAAACGTTCGCTATTTCACCGAGGACTTGAAGGAGGTTGAAGAATGAGAATCAGCTATTCGAATGTTCGCGGCAAGAAAACAAATACAAGCTATCCCTTTATTGCAGAGATCAAAATGGCAGATGACCTGAAAAATGTCGCTGCCTTTGATCACGTCTGTGCGATTTACAAGGATGGCTATAACCAGCGCAAGAAGCTCATCAAAGGTTACAGAAGCAATAAAACCTTTCAGGAATCTGACTGTCTGCCGCTGGACTGTGACAACGTATCTTCCGATCCATTAGCTTCAGATATTCCGCCTGCTGAGTGGAAAACCCCGAAAGATGTTCAAGCGGCTTATCCTGACGTGCGCTTTTTTGTGGTTTATTCCCGAAATAACATGAAGGAAAAGGACGGAAAAGCCGCGCGTCCCAAGTTTCACATCTACTTTCCTCTGAAAACTTCCGTAAGCGATGCGAAGCTGTATAACCGTCTCAAGAAAAAAGTGCGGGCAAGGTTTCCCGCCTTCGATGACGGTGCTCTCGATGCAGCACGTTTCTTCTTCGGTGTTGAGAATCCACAGGTTGAATATTTCGATGGTACTTTTTGCATTGATGAATTTATGAGCCGTGCCAATGCCAAAATCACAGAAGGCGCGCGAAACACTACCATGTCCCATTTTGCAGGACTTCTGCTCAAGAAATATGGCACCGATGATAATAAAGCGCATGAAGCCTATCTTGAGGAAGCAAAAAAATGCACACCGCCCCTTTCCGAAGAAGAGCTCGCCAGCATCTGGAACAGCGCAGTCGGTTTTTACAACAGCACCATCAAAGCGGATAAAAACTATATCTCGCCTGCCGAATACAACAGCATGGAATTCGAAGAAAGTCTCATCCCGTCTGACTTTACCGATGTCGGACAGGCAAAAGCCTTTCTCGAAGCGGCTACCGACAAGGTCATCTATGTCAAAGGTCTCGGACTTTATTATTTCACGGGAAAGGTCTGGAAAGACGATGACCTCTTAGTGCAGAAAGCCTTGCAGGGATTTACCCATAAGCAGCTCTGCCTTGCGTGGAAAATGATGAATGAAGCGGAAAGTGATGAAACACAGGAAAAAGCGGAAGCCTTCTACAAGTTTGTCTTAAGTCGCCGGAAATCTTCCAACATCAAGGCAACCATCACCGAACTGAAACCGATGGTGCAAGTCGATGTGAAAAGGCTTGATCAAGACGGTTTTCTCTTAAATACACCAGACGGGACAGTGGATCTTCGCACAGGAAAACTGCGGACGCATGATCCGAAGGACTACTGCACCAAAATTTGTGCTGTATCACCAAATGACAAAGGTATGGACGAATGGCTCCGGTTCCTTCGTGACTTCACCTGCAAAGACAAGGCTCTCGAAGATTACCTGCAGCTGGAATCCGGTGTAGAGTGCATCGGAGAAGTCTTAAATGAGAATCTTGTGATCCAGTACGGTGAAGGTGGAAACGGTAAATCCACCTTCAATAACGCCAAGTTCTATGTTTTAGGAGACTACGCCGGTACCATCTCCGCCGAGCTGTTAACCGTAAAGCCGACCAAGAACAAAGGTGCGGAGCTTGCCGAGACACACAACAAGAGGCTTATTCTCGCAGCCGAGCTACCCGAAGGGAAAAGGCTCGACTCAGGCTCTTTGAAAAATCTCTCCAGCACAGATCCCATCCATGCTGAGAAAAAATTTGAAGCACCATTTAACTTCATCCCGACGCATACGACGGTGCTTTATACCAACCATCTGCCCAAAGTCGGGACCATCGACAAAGGCACCTGGGACCGCCTGATCGTTATTCCTCTAAAGGCAAATTTCAGGGGTGCCAAGGGAGAAATTAAGAACTATGCCAAGGTGCTGTCCGAGCGATGCGGCGGAGCAATTCTCTCGTGGATGATTGCGGGAGCAAAAAGATACATCTCTTCCGGTTTCAAACTGGTACCACCAAAGTGCGTCCAAGATGCCATGAACGCTTATCGTGAAGAAAACGACTGGATCAGCCATTTCTTAAGTGATTGCTGTGAGGAAGAAAAAACAGCTACCCAAAAAGCGGGTGAGCTTTATGAGAAGTACCGTGAGCACTGTGATGAGATCGGTGAATACAAAAGAAGCTCTGCTGATTTTAAGCGAGTTCTGATAGCACAAGGTTTTACTTGGCAAAAAACCGCTGAAGGCAACATATGGATAGGGCTTCACCTGAAACAAAACGGTGTTCTTAATGGAGGACGATTCTAAATTCAAAAACACGAGAAAACCCAGTTATATCAATAAGTTTCGTGGTTTTATGGAAGGCAATGGAAGCCATTTATATCTATCGCATAAATAAAAATCAACTCATCTATATGTAGTGATGATTTTGAAAAATATAGATATGTTACGTGGCCTCCATCGCCCTCCATACCCATCCCTGATGAAGAGGAAAGCAAACTCGCTTTTTCTTGGAAAATCAACAGTTTAGGAGGAAATATCATGTGGATTAAAACTCAGAAAAACAATCAAATCGTTAATTCCGAAAATTTCGACCGGATCGGTTATGGCAAGTTTGATGGTCAAATTGCAATCATTGCTTTGAGCCTTAAAAATAATGCACCAACGGGGATAACCAAAAACAAAGTAGAACTCGGCATATATGGAACAATGGATGAAGCCACTGAGGTCTTAGATAGCCTTTGTGAACATTTACAAGATACTTGTTTCATCATGCCACAAAGGAAAGAACAATGCAGGAACGAATAATCGAGCAGGCTATCGTTAAAGCCGCGAAAGCGAGAGGCGGGCTGGCATTAAAGTTCACCTCTCCCGGTTTTGCCGGAATGCCGGATCGGCTTTTGCTTCTTCCTAAAGGCCATATCGGCTTTGTGGAAGTAAAGGCTCCCGGCAAAAAGCCACGAGCTCTACAGCTGGCAAGGCACAGGCAACTAAGAAATTTAGGCTTTCAGGTTTTCGTCTTAGACAACAAAGAACAAATCGATGAAATACTCATACAGATTGGAGGTGATGCCAGATGAAGTTCATAGCCCACGACTACCAGAAATACGCCACCCGCTATATTGAAGAGCACGATGTTTCTGCTGTCCTTTTGGATATGGGCTTAGGCAAGACGGTCATCAGCCTTAGTGCCATTGTTGACCTTCTCTTTGACCGCTTTGAGGCTCACCGCATTTTAATCGTAGCCCCACTTCGAGTCGCAAGAGAAACGTGGCCATCCGAGATCAAGAAATGGGATCACCTCTCCATGCTGACTTATGCGGTCGCCGTCGGAACGCCAACAGAGAGAAAAGCCGCGCTTCTTCAGGGCGCAGACATCACCATTATCAACCGGGAGAACCTCTCCTGGCTCATTGAAGAATCCGGACTTCCTTTTTCCTTTGACACGGTTGTGGTCGATGAACTCTCTTCTTTCAAGAATCATAAGGCCAAACGCTTCAAGGCTCTCATGAAAGTTCGTCCCACGATAAAACGCATCGTGGGACTCACGGGAACTCCAGCCTCCAATGGTCTTATGGATCTTTGGGCGGAGCTCAAGCTCCTCGATATGGGAAAACGGCTCGGACGCTTCATCTCTCACTACCGGGAGCGTTACTTTGTCCCGGACGCTCGAAACGGGCAGGTCATCTTTTCCTACAAGCCAAAGCCGGAAGCAGAGGCGGCCATCTATCGAGCTATATCAGATATCACCATTTCCATGAAGGCAAAAGACTTCCTGAAGATGCCCGAGCTTATCAGCGTCACGCACGAAGTCGAGATGACCGACTGTGAATACGCTGACTATGAGAAGCTGAAAAAGGAACTGGTGCTGTCAGTCAAAGAAGATGAAATCACGGCCGCCAATGTCGCCGTTCTCACCGGAAAGCTCACTCAGATGGCAAACGGTGCGATCTATGCCGACGATGGGAAAGTCGTTCATCTCCATGATCATAAGCTCGACGCTTTGGAAGACATGGTTGAAGCGGCAAACGGCAAGCCACTTCTTGTCGCCTATAACTTCAAGCACGACCTAACGCGTATCGAAGAGAGGCTCAAGAAGCTCAAGGTGAACTACCGAAAGCTCGATAAGGCAGCCTCCATCCAAGCATGGAATGAAGGCAGGGTCGCTGTCGGGCTGATTCACCCCGCATCAGCAGGACACGGGCTTAACCTTCAAGCCGGTGGTTCAGCGCTTGTATGGTTTTCGCTTCCGTGGAGTTTGGAGCATTACAGCCAAACCAACGCAAGACTCTGGCGGCAGGGACAGGAAGCCTCCATTGTGGTAATCAGCCATATCGTCTGCAAAAACACCATCGACGAGCGAATCCTTACTGTTTTGAAAAGCAAAGACAAAACGCAGGCCGCCTTAATCGATGCGGTCAAGGCAACCTTAGGACAATCAAAGTAAATCTTAGACAATCAGAGTCAACCTCCGTCAATCCGAGGGAAACCATCACTTGTTTTCACGGAGGAATAAAAATGCTGACACCAAAAGAATATCTGCACCAAGCCTACCGCCTTGACCAGAGAATTAATGCAAACATTGAGGAAGTCAAAAATCTGCGGGAGATGTCCGAAAGCGTCTCAGGACTTCGCTACCGGGAGGATCCCATTCAAACCACTCGTTCTATCGATGCACCATTTATCCGCGTGCTGGAAAAAGCGTGGGAGATCGAAGAACGCATTGCTGATGAGCTGTCGATACTTTATGACCTTAAAGAACAGATCAAAGATGCGATTGCAACGGTGAAAAATATCGACGAGAGACTCGTGCTTCAGTACCGCTACATGGACGGTATGACATGGGAAGCAATCGGCGAAACACTGCATGCTGACCGCACAACAGTCTGGAGATGGCATAGACGTGCCCTGCAGCACTTTAAGATGCCAAAATGTCCGATTGAGCTGGAATAATGCACGTTTTACAACACTTTGCAACAACATGCCACATGCCCTGACGTGGTAATATATAGTCAGGAAAAATATAAAACGAAAGCTCCAAAGGGAGAAATCCCCGAGGAGCTTTTTTCATGCCAAAAAGGAGGCGCGGATTGCCAAGAAAACCAAAAAAGCCGTGTTCTTATCCCGGCTGTCCGAATCTCACGGACGGCAGCTTCTGCGAGGAGCACCAAAAGAAATATAACCGTGACTACGAAAAATATAACCGCGATAAAAACGCAAAGCGAAAGTACGGTCATGCTTGGAAGCGTATCCGGGACCGCTACATTGCAGCGCACCCCTTGTGTGAGGAGTGCTTAAAAGAAGGACGTTATACCAAAGCAACAGAGGTGCATCACCGCACGCCACTCTCTTGGGGAGGAACACACAAGGAAGACAACCTTGAAGCGCTTTGTCATGAGTGCCATTCGAGAATCACGGCACTTATGGGAGATCGTTGGCATAACAAAAAGCCGACGAAATACAAATAAAAAAATTCTGTGACCCCGGAGGCGGGTCGAATCTCTACAGGGCTTCCGGTCGGGAACGGTGCGGCAGGGTCGTGTAAAGAACTTTTAATTCAAACGCCCTATTAAACCCAAAGATGATTTTTACGAACCGAAAGGAGGAATACCTCGTGGCAAAAGACGGAACCAACCGAGGCGGAAGACGCATCAAAGCAGGTCATAAGCCGGATCCACTTGCCGACAAAATCAGCAAAGGACAAAAAGCGACACACATTGAGTTCCCGCGTGCGGAATATCCGATCGCAGAACTCTACGGCGAAGACATGACAGACGGTGTGGAACTTGAAGGAGCGGATATGCCTGAGCCATCTTCCTACCTTTCTGTTCAACAAAGGGACGGGGAGCCTTTAGGCGCTGACCTAATCTATAAAGAGACGTGGGAGTGGCTTCAGGCACGCGGCTGCGAAAAGCTCATTAACCGCCGTCTTCTTGAAAGTTACTCGACAGCCTTTGCCCGCTTTATCCAGTGCGAGCTTGCTATCAGCAAATACGGGCTCTTAGGCAAACATCCAACGACCGGTGCTGCCATTGCCAGTCCGTTCGTGCAGCTCTCGCTCAACTTTCAGAAGCAGGCAAACCTTCTCTGGTATGAAATCTACGACATCGTCAAGCAAAACTGCACGGAAGCCTTCGACGGCGATCCTCAGGATGACCTGATGGAGCGTCTGCTCCGAGAAAAGAAATGAGGTGAAGTAAATGTACGAACGTGTAAATCCCGCACACCCCGATAAAGTAGCAGACCGCATCGCGGGAGCCATTGTTGACCTTGCTTATGCAAGCGAGACAAACCCCAAGATTGCCGTCGAAGTTCTTATCGGTCACGGCATCTGCCATATCATTGCGGAAACAAATACACATCTTTCCACATCAGATATTGAAGCGGCTGCTCGCCGCCTTGCAGGAGATGTGTCTGTAGATATCCGGCTTGCAGCTCAAGATGCACACCTTTCCGAAAACCAGAAAGAGCATCTTCGTTGCGGAGATAACGGCATCTTCTTAGGACTTCCCATCACAGAAGAAGAAAATAAACTCTCAGAAATTGCCAAAAGTATCTATGCCGCATATCCGACAGACGGCAAATACATCTTAGACGGAGAAAAACTCGTCCTCTGCCAGTCTCATGTTGAAACGAAAAAGCTCCAAGCGGCCTATCCAAACGCCATCGTCAATCCTTTAGGCGACTGGACGGGCGGCACGGACGTGGATACCGGAGCAACCAACCGAAAACTCGGATCCGATATGGGAGCTGCCGTCACCGGCGGTGGTCTTCACGGAAAAGATCTCTCCAAAGCCGATGTGACCATCAATATCTACGCCCATCTTCTGGCACAGAAAAGCGGAAAACCGATTCATCTTTCCTGCGCCATCGGAGACGCGTTTGTTGACGGCAAGCCGTATGCCGAGCTGGTAGAAATTGCCCGAGACTACATTCGCGCAGTCGGAGGCTTTGAGAAATTTGCGGAATGGGGGCTGATTTAGATGGATACGACAAAATTTGCTCAAGTTGAAATCGATAAGCTTATTCCCTATGCGAGAAATGCCAGAACGCACTCTCCGGAGCAGATCGCACAGCTTCGCGCGTCGCTTCGGGAATTCGGATTTATTTCGCCGGCTGTGATTGACAACAAGTTCAACATCTTAGTCGGACACGGACGTATCGCGGCAGCCCGCGAGGAAGGCTACAAAACCGTCCCGTGCGTCTTTGCCGAAAACTTAACCGACGCACAAAAGCACGCCTACATCTTAGCAGACAACCGCTTAGCCTTAAATGCCGGCTGGGATGAGGAAATGCTCTCGGTAGAATTATCTGACCTATCCGGTGAAGCCTTTAACCTCTCCCTTTTAGGTTTTGATGACGAGGAACTCTCCGCTTTGATGGATATTTCCGAAGATGAAATCACCGAAGATGACTTTGATGTAGACGCAGAGCTTCAAAAGCCCGCCATCACCAAACACGGCGACATCTGGACGATCGGGAGGCACACCGTCATCTGCGGAGACTCAACCGATCCCAAGACATACAAGGCACTGCTCGGCGATACCAAGGTGAATCTCGTCTGCACGGACGCACCGTATTTTGTGAACCTCGAATCCGCGTCCGGAAAGATCAAAAACGATGATCTCACCGATAAAGAAGCTTACGACTTCCTCATGAAGGCTTTTACCTGTTTCAAAGAAGCAATGGCAAAAGACGCCTCGATCTATGAGTTTTATGCCACATCTAAATCTCGTATTTTTTACGATGCTTTTGATGATGCGGGCTTTAAGCTCGGAGCCGGCCTTATCTGGCGAAAAGAGCGGGCCCCTCTCATGCGTACCGATTGGAAGTTTAATTTTGAGCCGATCCTGTACGGCTGGCGAAAAGACGGAAAACACAAATGGTACGGTGACCAGAAGCAGAAAGCCTGCTTTGATTTTGACTCGGTGAAAAACTCCAAAACCGAAGGATTCGGGCATCCCTCTTCCAAGCCGGTGCCGCTGATCGCGCACCTCATCAAGCAGTCCACACAAACCAACGCTCTTGTTTTGGACGGCTTTTTAGGCAGCGCATCGACGCTCATCGCCTGCGAGGAGCTTGGCCGCATCTGCTATGGGATTGAGCTGGAACCGAAATACGTCGATGTGGCCTGTGCTCGTTATGCCGAGCTGAAAGGAACAACGGACGGCATCATCTGTCACAGAGACGGCAAAGACACCCCTTATGCCGACCTTCTGAAAGAACGGGAGGCAACTGATGAGTAACGTCTTAACGCTCGGCTCCCTCTTTTCCGGATCGGGAGGTTTTGAACTTGCCGGACTTACCGTCGGGATGAAACCGCTCTGGGCATCGGAAGTCGAGCCTTTTGCCATACGGGTGACATCCAAACGACTGCCTTTCGTGGCTCACATGGGAGATGTGCGAAACCTTGACGGAGCAAATTTGCCGCCTGTTGACATCATCACCTTCGGCAGTCCCTGTCAGGACTTATCCATCGCCGGAAAACGAAGCGGGATTGAAGGTTCCCGTTCGTCGCTTTTCTATGAGGCGATACGAATCATCAAAGAAATGAGGTGGAAAACCAATGGGAACTATCCAAAATACGCGCTCTGGGAAAATGTCCCGGGCGCTTTCTCCTCCCACAAAGGAGCGGACTTCGAAAAAGTCCTTGAAGCCTTCCTCTCCGTCAAAGGATATACGCTTGATGCGCCTCGACCTCAAAAGTGGCATGCCGCCGGAGAGATCGTGGCAGATCATTTTTCTCTCAGCTGGCGGGTACTTGATGCTCAGCACTTCGGAGTCCCCCAAAGACGCAAGAGAATCTTTCTTGTCGCAGATTTTGGAGACACACGTGCCGGAAAAATATTATTTGAGTCCGAGAGCGTGCTTGGGGATCTTGAGGCGTGCCAAGACGAAAGGAAAAGACCTGCCGGAAATCCTAAGAGAGGCGCTTATGAAACAGGCAGGCTTGTTCTAAACGATCAGGGAGGATCGCGCATGGACATCTCAGAAGATGTCACGGGAACTCTGCGTGCTCAGTCAAGCCATCCTCCGCTGATCTTTGAAAACCACGGACAGGACGCAAGATACACAGGCCCCAATGATACGGCGCAGACCATCGTCTCCCGCTTCGGTACAGGTGGAAACAATCAGCCGCTTGTTGTTGATCTGCCGTGCGCCTATTCGCTTTGCTCCAAGAAGAACAAGGCGATGTTTTCGGACATCAAAGACAACAGCCAGATAACCGAGACCTCCCGCACGCTGGATACGAGAGGCTCCGATCCCGTCTGCAATCAAGGCGGCATGGCGGTTCTTTCCTACGGGCTTGACCGGGCTTCCTTTAATCAGGGGCAAAACGCCGCCTACGGCTTTGCCGTGGAAAAAGAATGCCAGCCGACAATGGTTGCCAAAGGTCCGGGTGCCGTTGCCACCGAAAACGAGAGCGGCTATATCGTAAGAAGGCTCACTCCGACCGAGTGCGCCCGGCTTCAGGGCTTTCCGGACGGCTGGTGCGACGGTCTTGCAGAAGAAAATCCAAGCGAAGCTCAGCTTTCCTTCTGGCGTGAAATTTTTGACCGCTGCACCGATATGATGTCCATCCAGAGAAAAAGCGACAAGCAGATCAAAAAGTGGCTTAAAAATCCCTACTCGGACAGTGCCGCCTACAAGCTCTGGGGAAATGGCATCGCGCTTCCGTGCGCCATCTTCGTACTTGCCGCAATCAAGAAAAATAGTGGTGCTGACCTCGAGAAATAACTTGCTATTCCTCCTCATAAGAGTGATGTATAGACATACCAAGAAAACACCTGCAAAGGAGGAAAAAGACATGGATTACCACTTCGATTTGACAGGCTCGGCAAGGCGGCCGCTGGTGAAAGCCTTGGAAGACATCACAAAAGAGAAAGCTGTCTGCAGCAAGGCACCGACCTTCTGCTACCACATCGGCGAGCACATCACACTGGACAATCAGGGCGTGCTCAGCGTCAAAGACGCAGAGCAGGAAAACAGCATCCTGCTTGCTTTATCGGAACACGGCTTTGTGCCGGAGGAACAGAAAAACATGGCGGTGACGATATCGCTTCCAAGAAACAAGTTCACCGATGAGGACCTCGAAAGGCTCTCCGAGCTTCTTTCGTCAAAAGAAAGCATCATCAAGCATGCACTTGGCATCGAAAGCGTCGCCTTTGAGGTGGACGAGGAAAAGATCAGCTTCCCGTGGTTTTCCGAGATGCCAAGTTCTGCAGAGCTTTCCGCCTATACCGCCTTCATCTCCCTTTTGGGCAAGGCGGCAAAGGAATCCAAGCGCATCACTGGCAAAGACCACGCAGTCGAAAACGAAAAATACTACTTTCGCTGTTTTCTTCTGCGCCTTGGGATGATCGGTGATTCCTACAAGGAAGCAAGGAAAATCCTACTCAGCCGTCTTCAAGGCTCCTCCGCTTTCAAATACCAGAAGGAGGCGGAAAAATGAGAATGCCAACGAAAGAAATGCTGGAGCATTTGAAAGCAACCTATCCACGAGGCTGCCGTGTGGAGCTTCTTCACATGGACGACGTACAGGCACCGCCTGCAGGAACACGCGGCACCGTCACCGGAGTCGATGATACCGGCTCCATCCTCGTGGATTGGGATAACGGCTCCGGTCTAAACGTCATCTTCGGGATTGATGAAGTCAGGAGAATTCAGTAATGGACGAAAAAGTAAAAGAACAGATCCTTGCCATAAGGGACAGCGGTCTTACGAACATGTTTGACGTCAATACTGTGCAGCGGCTTGCCTTTGAGCGGGACTTCTACGAGCTTCTAAACTTCATCGAAGAAGATAAGAAAGCCTACATTCACTTCATCTTAACGGGTGAATAAAACCTTGAAATACGTTCTTTTATATCGATAAATAACTTGCTATTCCTCCCAAACAGAGTGATATATGTACATGCAAGAAGCACAGAAAGCCAAAGGAGGAAAACAAGATGAAGTACGAAGTAAAGACTATTGAAAACGCTAAAACAGGAATGAAATGGAGCGATGTCGGCTGCCATCCCACGCTTGCTCAGGCCTACCTTTACAGCAAGGAAGCTGGAAATGAACTGCCAAACTTTGCCGATGTTATCTGGGAACACGATATTGAAGAAATCATCCAGGACTTAAAAAAGTTTGGAATTAAGGAGTTTACGATTTCCAGCACTTTTTCAAGCCTGATTAAAACCATTGCGAAATTCGAGGAACTCGGCTGCAAACTGAATGGCATTGTAAAAGTAAAAGAACGTTATACGCACTTCGGAAGCGATGAGCACGCCTTGATTCCAGCTTTCAAAATGGAGGTGACAAAATGACAACCTTTGAAAAAGATAAAGCCGCCATTCAAGAAGATGCAGCAAATGCCTACGACATCCTAAAGGCACGCAAAGCAGAACTTCAGCGCATCGAGCGTGAAGGCAGAGCCTGCAAAAACGGATTCAGAAGACAGTGCCTCGAACAGGAATATGCACGGCGCGCTGCAGAATACCGCAAACTGGATGAGCTTTTAGGCTAAGGAGGCAAGCCATGACAAACAAAGAAGCCAAAGACAGAGCTTTTTAGAAGCCACCGCCAAGTTAAAGGAAAAGAAGCGCCTGCTCTACGAACGGGAGCCGGAACAGAAGCTCTACGACGAAGGAAAGATCGCCTACAGCGAATACCTGAAGCGATACAAAGAGCGAAAGCAAAAGGAACGTGAGAATTTCAAAGGCAACAAAGCCTATGAAGAGTACGATAACGGCCTGATCACTTACGATGAATTTCTTCTCAGAAACACGGAAAAATAAGGTCAAAAACCTCGATAAATGACTTGCTATTCCCTCCAAACAGAGTGATATATGTACATGCCAAAAGGAACACAGGCAAAGGAGGAAAAAGCCATGACAAAGAAGATTGAAAAAACACTGCTCGCGATCGCAAAGAAAACAACTGGGAAATCGAAGATCGAGGCGACCTTGAAACCAGGCATAACGACGGCGACGACTTCATCGAAGTTTCGGTCTGGGGACTGAAAGCGATGCTCGAAGAAGCCTACGCTGCGGGAAAAGCGGCAACGAAATAACAAAGAACGAACGTTCCGACAAAAGAGCTGATTAGGCTCTTTTGCTCGTAGAAATAGATTGATGACGAGATCGCAGAAGCGGTCTTTTTTTATGCCACAGAAAGGAGGATGGCATGCGAAAACTGAAAAACTATAAGCCGACCCGCTTCATGGCAGAGACTTCTCACTATGACAGGAGAAAAGCCGACTATGCCGTCTCCTTTATCGAGTGCCTCTCGCACACCAAAGGGACCTGGGCGGGAAAGCCATTTGAGCTAATCGACTGGCAGGAACGCATCATAAGGGATCTCTTCGGCATCGTGAAGGAAAACGGCTACCGCCAGTTCAACACCGCTTACATCGAAATCCCCAAAAAGATGGGAAAATCCGAGCTTGCTGCAGCTGTAGCACTTCTTTTATGCTGCGGGGACGGTGAACAGCGAGCCGAAGTCTACGGCTGTGCCTCCGACCGTCAGCAGGCATCGATTGTTTTTAACGTGGCAGAAGACATGGTGAAGATGTCGCCGGCTCTTGCCAAGCGCGTGAAGATTTTAGCCTCACAAAAGCGGCTCATCTATAAGCCGACCAACAGCTTCTATCAGGTACTCTCTCTGAGGCCTATACCAAGCACGGCTTAAACATTCACGGCGTGGTCTACGACGAGCTTCACGCCGCTCCGGACAGAAGACTTTTTTGATGTCATGACCAAAGGCTCGGGCGATGCCCGCATGCAGCCGCTCTACTTTCTGATTACTACCGCAGGAACCGATACCATTCCATCTGCTATGAGCAGCATCAAAAAGCACTGGATATCCTGCGCGGCAAAAAGCATGACCCAACCTTTTATCCCGTAATCTACGGTGCTAAAGAAAGCGATGACTGGTCAGATATTGAGGTTTGGAAGAAAGCCAATCCCTCCTTGGCATCACGGTGGGACTGGATAAGGTGAAAGCCGCCTTCCTGCAGGCTAAAGAAAACCCTGCCGAGGAGAATCTGTTTCGTCAGCTTCGCCTGAACCAGTGGGTAAAGCAATCAATCCGCTGGATGCCGATGGACAAATGGGACGCCTGTGCCTTTGATGTGGATGAAAAGGCACTCGAAGGCAGAATCTGCTACGGAGGCCTTGACCTTTCATCCACCACCGACATCACCGCCTTTGTGCTGGTCTTTCCGCCTCGTGGTGAGGACGAGAAATACCTCGTCCTTCCGTACTTTTGGATTCCCGAAGAAAATGCAGAACAAAGAGTGCGCCGTGACCATGTGCCCTATGACATCTGGATCAAAGAAGGTGCGATGCAGACTACGGAAGGAAATGTCATCCACTACGGCTTTATCGAAAAATTCATCGAGCATTTAGGCGAGCGCTTCAACATTCGGGAGATTGCCTTTGACCGCTGGGGAGCCGTTCAGATGGTGCAGAACTTAGAGAACATCGGCTTTACGGTGGTTCCATTCGGACAGGGCTTTGCCTCCATGTCGCCTCCCACCAAAGAGCTGATGAACCTCGTGCTTTCCCATCGCCTCGCACACGGCGGACAACCCGTCCTTCGCTGGATGATGGATAACATCTTCATCCGAACCGATCCTGCTGGAAATATCAAAATCGACAAAGCCAAATCCACCGAGAAAGTCGACGGTGCCGTTGCACTTGTAATGGCACTTGACCGAGCGATCCGCATGGGATGCGACACGAGCGAGTCAGTCTATGACAGCCGCGGCATTTTATTTTTGTAAAGGAGATTTTGCCTATGGGATTTTTACAGTCACTTTT